TTCCATCTGGCAATCATGGGGAACTATCAATCTTCCACCTACCCATTCTGCTCTCCACCGTTGCAGTATAGCTGCTGCTCTGGCATCTGCGTCTGCCTGATTATCAATCTCAGGAGCTAGGATAATGTCAGGCACTATTCCATAAGCAGCCTGGCTATCGGTATCATCTGCCTGACCAGTTATAATATTAGTCCAAAGACCGTCAGAACCTGCATTAGCAAGGACGTATATTCTATTTGGCACAAGCAGGTTCTTGCGTTCAGTGTACTCATAAAAGTATGGAGACTGATTAGAGTAATATGTCAAGTCGTCAGCATCAGAGTCCTGCGGATATTTAACCTTCCATGCCATTCCATTCTGTGCTCGGAGGAAACTCTTTGTCATCTTAAGCAAACGATAAATGACCTGCCCTGCATCCTCGAAAGGCTGGGCACTGTTGACTTCAAAGGCAGGCTTCAAAGTGTCCATAATAGAGTCATCTTCGCTCAGAGCATCCAGGTACATAGCAGGGTCAATTTCATTCTCGATGATATACTCAAGGATACCGTAGATAGTTTTAGCTGCTCCAAAGTTATCGGCATCAGTTGTCGCTATGTAGTACGGAGGACTGCCCATCCGCAGCTTAGTCTCCCTTAACTTAGCCCACATACCTTCAAGCTCAAGGATTACCAGCAGTTTGCCTGCTGCACTGATGTGTTGCTGATGCTTGACCCAGAGACGAGGAGTAGCAGCATACTCATTTGAACCAGTAACATCACCGTAGCCGATTTCTGTCCAGTAGCCTAGCAGGTTCGGAAGTGTTCGGTCATAGTCTCTCAGGATAACAATGGCATAGTCGTTGTACGCCTCTTCTGCATGGTCAATGAGCAGAATCCTATTTCCATAAGCTGCACTGTTAGTGCTAAGGTCATAGGTTGTGCCTGCATCATAGCTAGTAAAGACCATGTGAACATAGGGAGTCCGACTAGCAGCAGACTGAGCAGCTTTGAGAGTATCGGATACTGACCTCACCATCGGCAAAACTCCTCAGTCAGTATATCCCCCAACCACTCTAGTGTTTGCGTGTTCAAAGGCACTTATCCGAATACCAGTATTAAAAGACATTGGAGGGTCAAAGTAGAATGGTATGGTTCTGGATGCTGGCACACGGAGTTTTATTATCTCACCAGTAGCTCCACTAGTAGCGTCATTCAGAGTGATATGCCTAGCACTATCATCCTGATTCTCTACAAGTATCCAGTGCAACATAGCAGGTTTATCGGATATATTACCTGCTGCTGTTAGTCTTGTCTTCTTACAGGCTATCATTATTTACCTCACTTTCCGAAGTTCAGCTCTTTTCCTGTCTTATCTCTCGCCATTCCGTAAGCCTGACCCGCTGCATCCTTTTGACTCTTCCCCTCGTTCTCCATCAGGTACTTTATAGTTGCAGAAATGGCTTCTCGGATTTGCTCCGTAGTGGAGTCCTCAGTTAAATTATCTACAGCAAGTGGCATCAGCGATTCCTCCCTCTACCAGTACTCCGAGTGCTCTTACAGCCTCCACGTCCTCGGTTAGCTCGGACTCCTCTGCCAGAGCCATTTCTCTTCGGTACTCCTTTAGTCGCCATCCTCAACCTCCTTCGGTGCAGCTAATTCCTCATCAGCCTTCCTCTTCTCCTCTTCCTCCTCAGCCTTTATCCGCTCTTCAACTACTCTGATATTAGTGTTCACCTGAGCCAGAGCACCTCTGGTATGGATAATGGCTGTCTGTAGCTCCTGTGCCTTTGACTGGTATTCCTGAAGACTGTCCTCATAATTGAGGATTCTCTCCATGTACTCGGCTTTGTCAGCCTTCAGTTCCTCAAGTTCTATTCCTGCCATGATAACCTCCTCTAATCAAGTGGGGGAGATTAGAGGCTCTCCCCCGTGCCTTTTTTGCTCCACCTTATACTGGTACGAAGTTTCCTGTAGCCAGAGCCATCTCAGCCTGCTCTTCAGTGAACTCATAGATGTCGCCATCTGGGTCACTGTCATAGACCTGGTCTTCGTACTTCTTGAGAGCACCATTAGGATGCTCTTTTGACTTCTCGCCAGTAGGCAGATAGCAAGTTCCTATGCACGCTAGTTTTACCATGTTACCTCCTTAAGCATTTCTTGCCATAGCAATGGTGTAAGGAACAGTACCGATATATACTATCAAATACTGGGATGTTCCACCCGAATAGGCGGCTGTCCGAGTTACACCAGTGTTAAGGTCATCAATGTTCAGGAAACCATCCCACTTAGCAGCATTGACAGTTCGCACCTTCAGGAGAGTGTTCAGACCAGCCGTGTGGATAATACCACTGGGTAAATCCAGGAAGGACGACAAGGCTGCTATGTCGCCGCCGATAGTCCTTGAGGCAGCAGGGTCGCCAAGGTCAATGTTTGCCTCAACTGCTACCACTCCGCCCGACAGGTTCCCAGTAGTGCCCTTGCACTGAGGGTCAGCCTTGATACCTACCAGACTACTGCCAGCAATACCGTCAGCAAATCTAGGAGATACCTCAAGACCAGTCATGCCAGTAGTGCCACCGACAGAGACATTAGGTTTAATCTGGACAGCATTGATGTCTCCTGAGGTACTCACGTAGTCAACACTATGTATCCTGTAGGGGCTACGCTCATCAGTGATAGGACGGCTGTTCCCTCTAGACATCACTTTCTCTTCAAAAGTTGGCATTTGCTTTAACCTTCCTTTCTATTTATTTATGGGTTTCCGATGTCTTGGCTATACTATGATAGCCACGTCTGACACATCGAACATCCTGGCAAGGCACAGGCTGGAGCCGAGTAGTACCGCCCCGTAGGTAACAAGCCTGATGCCCCCCGCATCGTAGTCTTCCAGTTCAGGGAAGCGGACTAGCTTGTATAGGTCTCCCTGCCCCTCAGTTCCGCCATAAGCGAACTGTAGTCCAGGATTCTGTTCTCCGAGCATCATCTGACCATACTTGACGGCAAACAGGGAATACATCTTCGTGGCGGAGTACAGTGCCCTCGCATCCGTACTCGAGCCAGTGCCAGTATTTGCCTCTTCACCCACCAGATAGTCAGTCCTGACCAGTGGAATACCATCCCAGAAGAGCACCCTCTTGCCGATGTCGTTGTAGCCCATAGTCAGGAAGCCCATGTTGCCAGCGGAGTCGTAAGCAAGTCCAGCAAAGCCTTTCTCCTGATAGGCTGCGTCCATTCGGCGGATAATTTCAAAAGGTGCCAGGATTTCATCCACTCCGTGTTTCATCTCGTCAATCATCATGCGGAGGAGACCGAGAGACAGCCCGACCTCATTGGCATCTATGTTCTTCGGGTCGTTGCCACCTGCAGCCCAGGGAGTTGCAAGAGGCGCACCATGCTCTGCAGCCAGTGCATGATACCCATCAAACTGGGTAGGAGTGCCTCCATATGTAGTATCCGCATAGATGAGTCTTGCACCGAGTTTGCGCTTGAGACCTTTCTCAGACTCCAGCAGGACTCGAGCCTCGTAGTTGTTGTAGGTACTGTAAATACCTTCAACGTAGTGGTCGAGTTTGCGCTGGATGTAGGCTCGGCGAAGAGTCATTTCTTTCTCTTCGTACTCGACATCATCTGACCATGACAGCTGGTCTCCAATGCCTGTCTCAACAACCGCATCTTCGGTAGTAGTTTTCTCCCTTAGCCACTCAATCTTCAGCCCAGTCCCCGCAGCCTGTCCGATTGTGACTCTCTCAATAGGATTATTTCTTTTTATGTCCTCCTCGAAGACGCCTGGTATTTTTAAGGACTGAGTGAGCTTCTGAGCTTCGGCTAAGGTTTTCCAGTGACCACCTGAATCAGCCATAATAGCTTACTCCTTTCAAAGTTATTGATTCTGGTTAGACGGTTCGTTTCTGGTTCCTCGTACAGGAGTGGCTGCAATAAGAGCCTTAGCCCTGTCCATTTCTGAAACAGGACCTGCTCCACCGCTACCGCCTCCAATAACATAGTTACCAGGTCCGCCTCGGCTAGTCGCTAAGGCTTTCAAAGCCTCTTCAAAAGACTCAAGCTGAGGCATATCTTTCTCAAGTAGCTTCTGACCAGTCTCGGAGTCTGGTGCGATATTGTAGGCTACCATGATATATTTCCTACGGTAATCCAGACTTGCAGTATTAGCAGTTTCGAGAGAAGTCTTAGTAGTTTCTGCCTCCGTCTTAA